GTCATGCCTCGCTTCCGTAAGTACACAGAATCATGTACCGACGGTAAAGCGGCCCTCAGGCGGTGTGTGGTTAAAGGTGGACGGTGCTGAAGGTGATCCGGCCTGCGGGCAACAAATCAGCCATAAAGAGTGTGTACGTAGAGTATGCATACCCGTTACCTCACATGCCGCGCTTGCGCGGGACATCTGCGGGCTTAAGCCCATAGGTATCGACAGAAACAGGTAGTGCTGTCTGCGAATGGAGTCCTGGTTGTGAAAGACCGGGTCTAAAGTTGGGTGTTGGGGGGTTGTCGGTAATCGAGGTTTAGTAACCTAGTCCCGATCGGCTGGCTGTGACTGTGCCTCGCGCGCGGCAGTCCTTGAAAGGCCGAAAGGGTTCGATGGACATGGTCCTTCCCATCCCAAATCCTGTCCCGGGCAGGTAACGTCCGAAAGCCGGAGCACTTTCTGATGACGTTAAAAGCGAATTGAAAATGCTGTCCCCTAAAAAGAAATAACATGAAAAAGGAAAGACATTGGCCAGTTAACCTCTTCTGGCTTCCCTTCGGGGAACCTTTGATAACCATTTCCCTCGGGCAGTGCTCGAGTTCTTTTTTATTAAAAAGACGGAACTTTTACAGGCAGCGTGTTGGGGTCTACGCAGCCGTTGATAATTATCGGCCCCATTCTGGTAAGTCGGGTGAGGAACAGCCCGCAAGAATTAAAACTAGAGAAAAGAAATGTCCCGAGGAGCAGTGTCGATCCACGGTGCGCTTGAGGAGGCAAGCGCGCCTATGTAAAAGGTTTTTGGCTTCAGAACTGAGGCTGGAGGCGATACATGCTCTACCCCCCCGTATTGAATGCGGTCATCTTCGATCCGCTATACGTGCCTGTTATGCAGCCAACCTTACTGTGCAACAGGAACTCTCTATTAAAACTTCCCAGAAGCTTGAAAAGAGTTTCTGCCGCGTTTGTGAAAATGAGCGTGGTGAAAGAGAGTTAAACAAATGGAAAGAAGAAAGATTCCGGGAGATTCCGGTGGATGAAGACCACCTCTCCAATTTCGCTACGCAGTTTGGTAGAAATATCGACTGCGAATGGAATAGAGGAAAGTGGCCATATATCCCAAATGGTCACGCCTGCCTCGGCGCGTCGCGTGGCGACGGCGGGACATGGCTTGAAGGCGAGTTCAGTGAAGAATTGGACGTCCTCGAAGTGGTATCCTCCGGGAAGCCGCGGACTGTGACTCTCCATTCGGAGAACAACACCCGATGCCTGTTTTCGCTTCATAAAGCGCTTTATGGCACCCTCAAAAGGAAGGGATGGCTTTTAGTCGGTAGCCCAACCGATTCGAGAGTCACCTCGTTAAATGGCGGCGGGTCATATATCAGTGTGGATTATTCAGCCGCAACTGACAATATAAAGACCGCATATACCCGAGCCGCCATCGAGGTATTAATAGAGAAAGGAGTGGGGCTGGACCAACCTCAGCTCGCAGCAATGCGGGCGGTTGGGCGTCCAACTATCGATGGCAAGATAGCGACGCGGTTGCAACCGATGGGGAGCATGATGAGCTTTCCCCTGCTGTGTCTGATTAATAAGACGGTTGTCGACCTAGCCCACAACGACCTCCTAACTCTAGGTGAAATCTCGTTCAAGGAATGGACGAGTCATCGCTGTCTAATCAACGGCGATGATCTCCTTTACCGGGACTTTGAGAAGCTGCCCGGAAAGCTATTGGAACGGATCGAGGTTCACGGCCG